CGTGAGTATGGGCACTCGTCTAAAAAAATATATGGACGGAGACATCGTGTTTGCATTCAATAAGGTTGGTGTAGACAGCGAACTCATGAAGTCTGGTAAGAGTGGTAGTAAGGTTGGTATGAAGGGTAACACCAAGGGTGGTCAGTACCTAAAGAATGCCGAATACTTCTATGTCAAACGTAAAGGGGCTAAACCCATCCCTGTAGCCAAGTTGGATAAAGAGATCCGTATGAAGATCTCACAATATGTACCAAAGGGAGTGGAATGGTAATATGCTAACATTTAAAGAACATCTACAAGAAGCATCTTCATGCGACTTGATTGGTATGAAACAGATCAAAGCATTCGAAAAGGTTGTCGATCAACTGTTTAAGAAGTATAACATCGACTTTAACTTTACACGTCACTTTGGTGATCGTATGAGTGATGAGCGTAACACACCTTGTATTACTCTTAAAGAGTTAGCAGAGTTCATCAAGAAGGTTTATGCAAAGCAAGGTAAGTCTCTAAAGGGCGTTGCAGGTGCTGAAGCTGTTCTTAAAGACATTCAAAAAGATCTGAATATCCCTGTTGCAGTGACATATGACAGACGTAATGATGAGTTTGATGTTGTTATGAAAACGATTATGCGCAAAAAGAATTTTAAAAGCCCAGATAAGTTTATTAAGTATTGACAAGATAGTGCCATAGTGCTAATATGATTGAGTAATAAGAGAGTATATAATATGAATAAAAAAGTGATTCTAACTGACTGTGATGGCGTTCTGCTTGATTGGGTCAACAAATATTGCCAATGGATGCTACGTCAGGGTTACGTCATGGAGATGTATCCAGACGTTGTTTATGAGATGGAAAAGGTCTTCGGTATTCCTAAAGCGGAGTGTAAGAAGACTATACGAATGTTCAACGAAAGTGCTGATATTCAGTACATGCCGCCACTACGTGATGCTATTAAATATGTTAAGAAGCTTCACGAAGATCACGGCTTTGTCTTTCGTGCCATTACTAGTTTGAGCTTAAGCGTTAGTGCTAAGAAAGCACGTGTCGCTAACCTAGAAGCCTTGTTTGGTGCCACTGTCTTTGAAGATGTTGTGTGCCTAGATACAGGTGCTGATAAAGATGAGGCTCTTGAACAGTATCGTGATAGCGGTATGGTTTGGATTGAAGACAAACCTGAGAACGTTGAGCTTGGTAAAAAGCTTGGTCTTGATTGTATCATGGTTGATCACGGCTTTAACCGTGGCACTGTTGAGGATGTCTTTGTCGCCAAGACTTGGAGAGAGATCTATGAGTACCTCACTTAAGTACACTAAGCTATACTACACATATCTAAAGGAACTAGGTATCTCGCAAGAGGTGCCTATTTCTGCATTTCCAGAGAGCCAATTCGAAACCTTTGAGGCAAAGCGTGGTAATCTCAGTGCAACCTTTCAAAAATTTATTACGGTGTATGAGAGTAAAGACCAATACCTCTATATTTCTATGTACGACAACGTAATGAATAAAGAAGATCCTGAGTATGTTAAGGAGCATATGAAGAAGGTTATGGAAACTATTCGTTATGATAACAAAAGTCGTATGGTAGAGATAGGATGGAAATGGAAAAGCCCATATCATCAAACAGAATTGCCTAAGACTGATAAGACAAGGCTGTTATTCGAGGCGTTTAAACACCTTCGTGGTCTGGCTGTGAAAGGCGAGTGGTGTGGTGTTAAGGGTATAGACGGAGATACCGTTGTTGTATACCCTAGAGCATGTAAGGATTGGCTAACGTACACGACTTCATCAATGGAGATTGGCACAAAACAGAGGCATTCCATGGCTAAGAGATTTGGCTTCGGAGAAGTGTCATTTGAGGGTACGCAGTTTGCTACATATAATAAAGGTAAACTAATTCCATGGAGAGACTAAATGACGGATGATATATTTGACTTTGGCTTTACTGCCGTTACTGAGGACGAGCTAGAGTATTCTCAGAAGGCTGTAGCTAAGGCTGTAGAAGCCGCTAACGAAGCAGAGACCGTACAAGAACGATTGGATAGTCTTTATAACGCAGTCATTCCACTCTTAAACAATCTAAAGAAGAACCCTGAGAAGGATTATATCCTTTGGCCTAATCGCCTAGATAAGGTAGAGCAGTTCGAGAATGTGATCACAAAAATTTATAAAGGATAAGTAATATGGATGAAGATCATTATCATTCTGACATCAAATTCTTACCGCCGCCGAATCCTCACGATATCGTGGCCTTAGATGCTATTAGAGCGCAGGGTAACATATGCCCAACGGCTAATATAGATCCAGAAAAAGAAAGCATCTTTGCTGTCTATGACGTTTCTGATGAGTTGCTTGAGCAATATCAATCACACTTCCCATATAAAGTTGCTGTTAGGTGGCAGATAGTTACTGCGGATCTACCTATTCATTATGATTGGGGAACGAGTTCAGACAAGTATCTTTATTTGATTGATACAGGTGGTGACGATGTTAAGACTGAATTCTATAGCGAATTGGATGATGACCCTATAGAGGGTGGTAGTCTAGACATCGAAGGACGTACTTTGATTAAGACGATCCAAGAAGTTCCCAACTCATGGTTTAGGATTAATGTAAAAACTCCTCATAGGGTTGTGGGTATTACTAGACCTAGAATAGCTTTAATCATTAGACCTAGTGTATTGGCATTTCATGAGCGTAAAGGACCACTCTGTCCGTGAAAAAACCTTTTTTTATCTGCCCACCAAGAACTAGAAGTACCATATTATACGAATCGCTAAAACCCTTTGTCATGAAGCACACTAAGCTTTTGCCTTTGGTTGGTCATAGCGAACCCTTTCTGCACACCCTACAGAACAAGACAATGACAGACCATAAGACAGGTGAAAAGCATTTGATGGAGATGCATCCTATAATGACTGATAAGTCTATGGACATTCATTATATCTACCCACACGTCTATAAGGATAATAAGACAAGCGTGTTGAGTAAGCTGAAGTTACTTGCTCAAGCACGACAGAGTGGTAATGAGTATTATATTAAAGGGACGTATAACATAGCAGATGCTATAGACGAAACGCTACACTTCTTTCGAGACTATGATATAATACTCACACTTCGAAATGATGTAACAGAACTCGTTTGCAGTACGCTATTTGCAACTCAGATTAAAATGTTTCACATGACAGTGGGTCACGAAGAGTTGTATAAAAATAAATCTGCACAACCAGTGACGATCAATAAAGAAACATTAAATCAGATTAAGCCATTCATGGATAAGGTAGGAACCCTCTATAACCTTCGTAACACTGTTAAGGATATCACAGTTGTTTATTACGAAGACCTAGACGATCAATGTAAAATCGATGAGTGTATTTCTAATATTGCTGGTAGTGATGAGTGGAAATTGGATGTGCCATCAAGTACACCTATAAAGCTTGATAATGACTACAGTTCTCTAATAACCAACTACGATCAGGTAAGAGAACGTATCACATCATTAACTGATGGTAGGTTTGAGTAGAGCCGCAACTATGTGGTATCTACTTTCTCCACTTGCATTAAACGCTGTATGATGCTTTGTGGTATCTGTCCACCACCACACGTCTTGATCTAAATGCATTACTTCATTATCAATTACCATAGAACAACCCTCTTGAGTTTTAAATGGGTAATGTAAACGAGGGCTATCATCAAGATGCCATGTCATAACTCTTCCAGGGGCTAGGTTCATTATACGAACACGACCCACCTCATACTGAGAAGAGATGTCTCTGTACAATCTTTCAAATGTAGTTCCAGAAAATACTGAACAGAACTCCGTAAAGTCTGATTCTGTTAGGGGGTTATCCCAAACATCTACACTAATAAGTTCGTTCTTATCATTTCGTTTAGCGGTACTCCAATCATAATATAGAGATCCGCAACCTAAGAGATAATCATCAGGCTTATCCACAGTAGTGTTTAAACAAATTTGATTTGATTTGAACTTTAAATCTAGTTCGATTAGTTCTGATAACAAATTAGGATATGAGTCTAAGTTAAGCCTTTTAAAGCTACTCATTAATCTCAGTCCACCCATAAGTGACTAAGCTGGCCTGTATACCTTCGAGGTGACTCGATACTGAAGCCATATATGCAGTATAAGATGCTTCTTCATCCCAAGTCTTAGTGATGATTAACTCAGTACCCTCTTCATTCATACTGACAATCTCAGATAATACATGAGCATCCGCCGCCGTTTTAGACTCGATAAATTCATCGCTCACCATAATAGTCGATTTGAGATCTTCAAAAGCTAGTTCTACGGTGTCCCAAGTGGTGTCCTCTTTAGTAAATTTAGTTACTTCGGTGAAAGGCATATTTCTATCCTCCTATAAGTTGATAGTTGTGTGTGGTTTTTTTATAGCAACATGTTGCATACTACTACCCGCTGTGTTATATAGACCATCCAGAACTTGGAAGTGGTCTTTACTATCTATAACAGTATTAAACTTACGTACTGCACGTATAACCGCACTTCGACTACTCTCTATAGAAAAGAATGGTATCCGACCATCTGTGAAGTTTAGCTGTTGTTTTATCATTTGCATAGAGTGTTCGGCATTGTTTAATCCAAGTCTTCTATATTCGGGGAACACAAAGTACCTATCAAAGACTCGTACATATGTGTCACCAAACCTACGAACTCCACAAAAGGCTACTGTGTCATGCCCATCATACAATACAAAGAATGCTGTCCAAGATTTCCAACCCTTTTCAAACTCTGCTAAAGTGTAGTTCTTGCTATTCTTATCTTCAGTTAGACTTCCCTGAGTAAAGATGTGCTTGGCTATTGTCTTATCTGTGATTAGTTTAGATTCCACGTGACCAAGCCTTCCAAAACATATCATTTTTTTTATATGCTCTGTCCCATTCCTTTAGGTCAGTGACATCAACTACTGTAAAGATTAAAGCGTACCTATCAATCTCTGAGTAGTTGAAGACCGCATGCTCTATCTTGTCCTCTTCAAACGTATAGAAATGACCAGTTGCTGGGAATTCATATAACTTTTCACCATCAGCATCTCGAAAGGCATTCTTCACATCTGGATGTGTGACGATAGGACATATAACTCGAATGTTCTTAGAGGCAGTCTCATCTCTGTGATAAGGCATTGTACCACCAGACGGAAGTCTTACGATTCGTGCTCTACAGATATTACCCTTGGGTCTTTGGCTTCCATCAAATGCCCACATAGAATTCAGATCCATTAGGAGCTTCCTTACATCAGGATCTTTTGATGGTATAACAAAGTTTTCTTCGTTTGTTTCAACTTGAAATTTATCCTTGTTAGTCTTGAGAAACTCCACAGTATCTTTATTACCCAACTTATGCTCTACGCTTGTTAAGTATCTAATATACTTTGTACCGTCTCTGTTAGGCTCTCTGTCATAATCACACTCTTGAAGATTAAAAAACTGAACCGCACACTCTCTATTCTTATAGATGTTTAGATAGCTATCAGTGTTGGAAAACGGACACACGAACTCATCACTATTAGCGTCTATTATCTTTTTAATGATATTGGTATCTATCTTTAGATGCCATGTTCGTTCAAAGTGTTTCATGTCTCTTTATGTGCCTTATCGTAATACTCGAAGAATGGGGCGACTTTATAATCATCTGTTAAGATACCACGTCTAGTGGAACCTGAGTCTGGTATGCCATCATCATCCACAGTCCAATCAGTGATCTTTCCTAACATAATACCAGCCCTAGTAGGAAACTTATATGTGAGAGATCGTTTCTCTAGGTGACCATCTATAGTATCTATGAAGTTAATATCATCCCCATGCAAGTCAGTAACAATATCTTTGAGTTCGTGTATAGAGAAGGTGTGACTATCCTTATAAAAACCCATCTTACCTATAGACTTTAGTCGGATCATCACAGGAAACTTGGTAGGACTAAACTTAACATTATGCTTTAAAGCCATATCAACAATATAGTCAATCAATGGTTTTACGATGTGTACGTTACTTGGATCTAGGATTACGTTGATATGGGGTAACATTTTTACTTTAAATATGTTTTCAAGGGCAATCATCTTTGACTTGGCATACTTGCCATTATCAAAGTCCATATATACATCATTATCTAGTCCACCATTCATAGAGATGCCTAGAAGGTTTAAACCAGAATTCTTTAACTCTTGGGCATAAGGTTCACGGCGTAGCTTTAGTCCATTGGTAAGTAATGATGGACGGTGCCCACTACGTCTTACTATACCAATCAATTTAACTAGGTTGGGGTTCATTGTAGGTTCGGCACCAATAAACCTAATGTCAGTTCTGTTGGGCAACTTTGAAATTGCGTCTTCAAATTTAATAAGGTCTACGTCTGGTATACTATCATTATTCAGCATCGTACCCAAATAGCAGTTGGAGCATGTCTGTTGACACTTATACGTGGTCTGTATAGAAAGAGTCTTAAACTCGTTCATTGAAGGATCTAGTTCATAGTACATACGTATTCCATTTCATTACAGAGTATATAGACAATTAATATATCCTTTCCCTGTGTTCGAAGCTGTTCCTTTATTATACATAGATTCTCTGATTCTGTCAACCCATAAAATATATGCATATTAGCTATATTAGCTGTTGACGATATCATTCGAATCACCTATAAAGAATGTATAGAAACAAAGAAAGAGACATCCAATGACAAACGTATTTGACACTATGATGAAGTTCGAAGAGACACAGATCCCTAACTTCTTTAAGTCTACCAATGCCACAAAAAACTGCTTTGTAGAGCATGTCCCATGTGTCGGTTGGGTGGGTTCTTTTGAAGATGCCGTTACTTTAGAAGGTGACGAAGAAGTATTCCTTTGCCCAACAGATGCCGTAAAGTGGTTAGAAACTCAGGTTCCTTTTAAAATAGTGGGTTGACACCCCCGAATCAATTTGCTATAGACTATGTATACCAAACAGAAAGTGAAAATCAAATGATCAACATTTATCAAATTCAACTGACCAACGAGCAATACGCCGCCGTTAATGCTAACGAAAAGGTTGCCGCTTTTGAAGTTAAGCGCCAAGCCAGTATGGGAAAATTTGACACTTCTAATTTTGAATTCTACACACTAGCTTGTACTGTATATACTAGTGATCTTGAAAAAGCTTTTGAATGGACTAACCTTTGGAATAATCAACCCGCTGTTGATGTCATCGGTGACCGTACTCATAGTAGTTCTGTTGGCGATATCTTCGAACTCAATGGTGAGTGGTTTATCTGCGCCATGATGGGGTTTGAGAAAATAGAAATAAACTTTGAAAAGGAAGCGGCATAATGGATATTCTTGATACACAAATGGTCATCGACAAGTTGGAAGATATCCTTGACATATCTAAACCAGATTTCAAATCGATCAGAGAGCTTATCGAATTCAAGAGGGAACTTGACGCTAACATGGTTGTCATGGAAGCCGAGGTTGAACGTGAATATCAAACTTGGTTAGATGGGGCTGATCAAAGATCTTGACACCCACACCCCAATCTGGTATAATAATATAACAATGGAGAATACAATGATTAAAGTTGCACAGAACAAAGCTGAACGTTTGATGATGATCAAGGAGATCGCAGAACGTAATACGCTAAAGCGTAATAATCGCATGAATACGCTAAAGCGTAAATCTAAACAGTCTTTGGAAGATGTCAAAGGCATTAATCATTCTAAGAGATCAGGAGAGATCCGTGAGCCTGTCCAAGGCGAGAACGTCAATTACTGGACGGATTCATCTAAGTATGCCGAAGAGTATTATGGCGAAGCTTATCGTGCCACTACAGGTCTTGATAACGATTGGGGTGATTACTAAGAATGATTACCATTGAGGAAGACGAGCATTTCAACGAAACGTTAGTCACTATACTCGACACAACCGAGACCTATGAGGATGTTCAACTGATCGTTGATGCTCAGGGGGATGTCTTTCTTAGGCAGTGGGATGAGCAAAACAATAACTTCATGGCTATTGGGTTTACATCCGACATGTATCGTAAACTAATGCAAGCGTGGGACTTACCCCATGGAATATATCACTTCAGAAAAGACGTTGAAATAGACACCTAAATAGTTATTTACAGAGGGAGTATGCTATTGCAGTTTTACATTGATCAGGATGTCTTAGGGTTTCTCTTTGGAGTAGCTAGTGCATGGTGTGGGTGGATGATCCACAAACATTGGTGGGCAGATAAACGTGACGATATAGTGAGCACCACCGTTGAGTATCTATGTGACGAGGGATTTGTTAAACACCACTGGGATGCTAACGACGAGTTAGTTCTACATCCTTGGAACCAACAGAAGGTATCTAAAAAAGATGTCGAATAGGGGTTGACAACAGTTTTGTGCTAGGTTAATGTATTATGTAACCACTTGAAGGAAATTCGTTATGGCTATCAAAAAAATGAAGAAGACCAAATCATTACCAAGAGCACGTGCTCGTACAGGTATTGGTGCGGCACCTGACACAAACTTTACCCATTTCAACGACTACATCCGTATGGAAGTCGATAAGAAGGACGTTGCGTCTTTCATTAAGACTTACATCAAGCAGACATTCGACAAGGATAAACAAAGAGTTTACCTTGCCGCACCAGAGTGGGCTTTCACGCCTAAGCACTTTATTGCTTCTACTATCTTGTGGGAACAGAAGGGCAAGGCATTTCCAGACAATTGGAATGCAAAGTCCGCTTTGGACACTTTCTTTGCTTACCTTGAGGATATGGGTAATAAGTACCTGTATGCCAAGACAGAGGAAGTGGTATCTAAACCACGTAAAACACCCGCTGAGATTATCCAAGAGAAGACTTCGGACTTCATTGGGGGCATTGAAATCACTCTTGATGAATGGACAGAAAAGTCCACTCACACTGTATATGTTGATTTGATTAAAGATGCCTTTCCACAATCAACAGCGAGTGCAGTGGTTTCTTTCTACACACCATTACGTAATGAACTGACTGAGCTAATCAGCAAGAAAACTCCCGATCTTGTTGAGGCATACTCTAGTCAACCACTGAGTGTATGGAAGAAGTATCTCGCATTCGTTCAGAGTATCATTGATGATGCTGATAAGTATGTGGCGGCTAAGAAAGCTACACGCACACCACGTAAACCACGTGTTAAGAGTGCGGACAAGCAAGTCGTTAAGATACAGATTTGTTCTGAAAACAAAGAGTATAAACTCAAATCAATCCACCCCATGTCAATCGTGGGTGCGATGAGATTGTATTGCTTTAACATCAAGACAAAGAAACTGATCGAATACGTAAGCCATAAGGCGACAGGGTTTGAAGTTAAAGGAACATCACTTAAGGGTTGGGATGCAGATCTATCAAGGCAGATCACACTCCGTAAACCAAATGATGTTCTCCCTGTTGCCTTAAGCAAAACGCCAAATCAAATTGGTAAGGCGTGGAGTGCACTAACTACCAATACTACCGCTCCAAACGGAAGACTAAATAGGGATACAATCATCTTAAGGGCAATGAGTAAATGAGTGAAACAGAGTTTCTAAATAAGAGCAAGTTCTCAAGCATGGTTGAAGCATCCGCATATGACAAGAACCTATCCTATATGGATGCGGTCATCGATGTTTGTGAAGATACAAACATCGAACCAGAGGATGTGAAGAAGTTTCTTAACAACGTTATCGTTGAGAAGTTAGAGGGGGAAGCTATGAAGTTGAACTATCTCCCTAGACAAAATGTACTATTGTTCGATGATTGATGGTTGACACCACATCGAATCTATAGTATAATAATTCAGTACACAATCATAATTCAGCAAATACGAGGAACATATAAATGTCTTTTGCAAATCTAAAAACTAAACGCAATCAAATCGGTGATCTACTAGCGGCGGCAGATGCCGCAGGTGGTGGTGCTACTGGTAAGAAGAGCTATGGCGATGACCGCCTATGGAAACCAACGGTGGATAAGATGGGTAACGGTTATGCCGTTCTGCGCTTCCTACCTGCGGCAGAAGGACAAGCCCTACCATGGGTTCGTTACTTTGATCACGGCTTTCAAGGCCCAGGTGGTTGGTATATTGAGAAGTCTTTGACTACTCTTAACGAACAGGATCCTGTATCCGAATACAACTCAACACTATGGAACAACGGTACTGAAGAGGGTAAGACACTTGCTCGTAAACAGAAACGCCGTTTGCACTATGTTGTTAATGCATTGATCGTATCAGATCCTGCGAACCCTGCCAACGAAGGTAAGGTAATGTTGTATCAGTTCGGTAAGAAGATCTATGATAAGATCATTGATTCCATGCAACCAGAATTTGCAGACGAGAAGCCTGTAGATCCATTTAACTTCTGGGAAGGTGCAGACTTCAAACTGAAGATCCGCCAAGTCGAAGGCTATCGCAACTATGATAAGTCCGAGTTCTCTCCTCAGAGTGCATTGTCAAGCAACGATGCTGAGTTGGAAGTCATCTATAACAAGATGCACGATTTGAACGAGTTCAACGATCCAAAGAACTTTAAGTCATATGCAGAGTTGAAAGCTCGTTTTGAGAAGGTTACTGGTCAATCGACTATGACCACACAGGCAACCGAAGACCTTTCACGTACAGCACCAGCACCATCGTATGCTGGCGCTCCACCTGCACGAGAGTTTGCGCCTGTCACGGCAGAGGCAATGGAAAGTTCTACTGCTGGCGAAGAAGACACACTATCATACTTCTCTCGTCTAACCGCAGAAGATTAACATCGGCAAAAGGCAGGGGGGAACCCCTGCCTTTACACTTGCACGTCCTTAACCATCCTAACACATTTGGTTATATGTGTAGCATCAGCATCTGGTCTGGTAAGATCTAATATCTTATTCTGTAGAGTCTTTGCTCTCATACAATCATTCAAAGTAGGGAATGTTATGTTAGGTGCCTGTACAGAAAACTGACCGCCAAACATCAATAGTGTTATCATTACATACATTTCATTTCCTCTAGAACACTGTCATACGCCTACGTAGTAACATTTGCTCTTCTCTATAAGCTTCAGCACCAGCATCTGAAGGTAATCTAATTTGATTATTAACTGTACTGGAGTTATTCGTACCACCGCTTGGGGCTGAGAATACAACAGTGTTACCATTACCATCTTGTGGCAATGGGTCTGGCACTTCGGTTAGGAGTGCTCTTTGTGCTCTCAGTTCTTCCCTTAGCCTTTCAGCATTGTCTTCCTTTTGTTGAACGTCTGCCCTAAGATCATCTAGTGTTTCATCACTAACAATCCAATCACCTGTATATTCCTTAATAGCCTCAATAGCCATGACCTTTAGTTTAGGTCCGATCATCGACATCCATAACCCTAGATCGACAAAGGCTTCTTGCATCTTAGCAACAGCATTGTCCCATTTGTTCTTAATCCAACCAGTGATGCTAAAATCATCGTCCTCGAACTCAAAACCAAACTTAGACGCAACCCAATTGAATGCATCGTTACCATATTTCGTTATCAAAGTAACTGGATTTAGAGTAAAGCCTTCTGGCAGTTCAAATCCAAATATACCACTAAGCCATTTTATAGCGGCGGTTGCAGGTCCCACAGCAATCTGACCAATGATCTGTCCTACAGACATACCCTTCTCAAAACCTAGAAGAGCTAGGGCGTCACTAAACATAGATTTCATAACACCACTCATACCACCACCTTCTCCTTCATCAGAGAATATAGTAAACTTACCTTTGATCCAATCGACAACAGCCATAATAGCATTGAATGGTGCCTTAACAAACTTACCAATCAGTTCAGCGAATGAAAAGTCTTTAGCGGCCTGTAGTATCTTACCACTTACAGTCGATGTGTTATAATTACCGTCCGCATCAACTTCTGCGCCTGTAACTTTACGGATAATCCAAAGTATACCATTCTTAATCATATCAAACGGAATACCAATAAAGGATCCTACCATTCCAGCAAGACCATCACCAAATTTACCAAAGATTGTGGCTTCTTCAGAAGCCTGATATGCTTTCATACCATCAAATGCAGATATTAGAATACCAATAGGCCATAGTATCTTTCCCATTAACCTTAAAAAGCCAGCACCTTTACCAAGGAACGTCTTAACAAAGTTAACAACCTTTGCTCCTGCTCCTGCGAGCCAACTGCCAATAGCAGTCGATAACCGAGTTATAGGTCTAAAGATGCTGTTTATTCTCAAACCAAGTCTAGACATAATACTTTTTGGTTTGAACTTACCATCAGCACCCTGTGCAGTCATAGGTTTACCATCAACACCAAGACCAAAGATCTTATAATACTTCTGTTGTAAAGTAGAGAACCACGCTTTTATAGCATTAGACAACTGTGTAGTTAGTGGTGTGGCAAGAGTTCTCTTACCCCCAACAGCTTTACCCAACTTGGGATCAAGACCCAACTGTCTGAAGAACGTAGCTCTCAAATTGATGAACTTCTGATTCAATAGTTTAGTGAACCCACCGAAATTATTCAGAGACTTAATAGCCTTGAGTTCCCATCCTCTGAAACCTACTAGAGCCGCACCTAATGCGCCGAAGCCAGCAAGGAATGCTGTCAAAGGTCCAACTAGCTTACCCAAGAACAAGAAACCGCCTGTAGCGGTGTCTTTCTTAGGCCGCTTGGAACGCTCTTGCTTCGCTTCAAGAGGCTTGGCTTTCTTGCGCTCTCTAGCTTCTTCTAGAGCATCAAGACGTGCACGTTCCATAGCCTTGAACCATGTGTCAAAGCTTCTAGCCAGCAAAGCATCTTTTGCTTGACCTTTCTGTAGGGTTTTGACTACATCATTGAGAGTGGTTTCAGCCATTTTTCTGTCGCTTCCGTTCTTCTTCTTGTTCTTTTATGTATTCCGAAAGCATACTAATATACACTTCCTTTTCCCATGGTATCAATCCGTCTATCTCATCTAAACTATACTGGTGATGTTGCATCAGTGCGAAGTTGTTCCTATAGTAATTAAGTATACTATTATGGGATAGACATATTAAAAAAAATCTTGCATACCCTCTAAGGTAAACTCGTTCTTGTGACCACATTCAACACAGTTGAAATCGATGTCATGTTTCAGTGTGGGCATAGCTTCGATAAAAGTTTTGATAGATCCAAAGTTTTCACTCGTCATAGAGTTGACAAAGTCATCTTTTTCCTTTGCGCTTTCCTCATCAAACTTGATACGCTCATCATCAGTGCATACATGACTAATGCAATGTTTAATCATAGAGAAGGTAGCCTCTGCACCACCACTAATAACAGTCTTGTCGTTTGCAATAGTCTTATAACGAGGCCACTGTAGATCGATGCTAATACCACTTCCCAAATCTACCTTTGCAGTTTGACTATTCATATCACCCTTAACGCCAACATCATCCATTGGAACAGTTACAGGGTTTTGAGCCTCACACTTTGTACATGACAATTCAATCTTAGCACTTTCGCCCACCGATTTAGTTCTCAGCTTAGTGAATAGGTATTCAATATCAAACGTTGTTAGAGCATTTGCATCAATATCGCCTAACACACACGCCTCAAGAGTATCAACAATAGCAGATAGGATCTGCGACTGATCTTGGCTCTCCATAGCGAGTAGGAGAACCTTTTCTTCTTTGACCAAAAATGGTCTGATTCGAATTTCAATACCACTAGATGGGATTGTCAAGTCGTATTTTGGTTGATCATTTAGTTTAGGTAAAGCCATAATAACTCCATTGTTTAAGTAGACACCCAATCGTCAAACGAGAATTGGACGTTAATTTCAAGCAAACCATTTTGCTCATTGTTTAGTTGTAAAGCATTCAAGGTTGTTGGGAATGCGTTTATCAATTTGCACTTATACACTTCGACTGCTGGGGCTACGATGCCCCTCTTCGTCTTAGTTATGTCTAGGTCAAATCTTAGATTATCATTGATATCAAAACCAATGTTAGTTGTGTTAGATTTGGATGCAGTTGCTACACCCTTTCTATATTGTACAATTTCAATGTCGTGAGTGTATGTGTTCTTATATTTTAACTCTTTTGTTTCGAAATCAATTATCTGTTCTTGCCAATTTTCAAAGTATCTTTTCATGCCATAATCGTTCATAAGATGGAACGTCATAGACACGTCCTCATACCCATACCCATATGCAACCTTACGGTTAGTCATACCAATCTGACGTTCCTGTGTTAGGATCTGTCTTCCTGGTAGGTTCACATCTTTACATAGTAGGTTAATATCACGTATGTCTTCAGCGAGACCACGCCTATCAGTCTCTCTTGATATAGTTCTTGGTGCAGGAAGTACTACTCTGAATTGGTTGGCTTGTGCGAAGCCACCCTTTTTAGAGATCATTGCCTTCATTTCATCCACATTGAACATTAGATCATTTTCCTTGAGTCTCTATACACCTGAGTTGCACTTGCTTTCTTCCACTGTGCCATAGGTAAGAATATTGCAATCTCCCATTCGGCGGCTGGAACTTTAGCTAGACGTGTTTTAACATGTGATGTTAGATAGTGCTTAATTGTCGGTTTGAATGCGGCATACTTAGCAGATCCTTTAAGCAGATCGTAGGACAACATCAGTTTAGTTCTTTTGTTGTACTTATCGTTATTCGCCAGATCAAGTAAGGCTTTTAATAGTTTTTGACGCAATAGTGGTGGTAGGTAATGAAGGTTCATACCCAAGAACCCACCGGGCGCATCTCCGAGAACAAAAATTAAAGGAAATTGGTCATAATATGGTAGTGTGGCTTTGTGCTTAGGGTCATAGAAAAACATGTACATGCTTCCCACAACAGACTCTGTCCTACCAGTGGACTGCATCTGTTCGGCTTGCATAATACCTTCTCTGTTGACTCTTCGCATTGCTTGTGCACGTCTACGAAACCATGCACGGCTTTGATCAGTCCGTGGAGTAATACCTGCACGGAATGCTTCTATCTCTAATCTGTCGAATACGCTTTTGTTCATAATGTTATTTATACTACTTTTTAGTCCGCTTTTTGACCTTCAACGGTTTTAATGGTTTAAACGCAACCTTAGCCGACTTAAGTGGCTTGGTCTTTTTAGGCATAAGACCCATCTTTTCCAATGTGTGCTCAGTCCAGATCTGGAAACCCCAATCCCTATCCTTGGCGTAGCTTCGGGCAGTTGTCCATTTGTTTTGGTTCTTGATGTAAGTCAAACTCTCATTGATATACCGCTTGGTCTTCTTACCCTTATATTCTGGTGGTCTTGTCTCTTTGTCTGGTTTGATCTCAATAAGATCCACAGATCCATCCTTCCATGTGATCTTGAGATCCATGAAGTATCTATGCATGCGTTTATCAACATCATACATGTAGGGAATGACCACTTCTTCACTTGACCAATACTTAACCATAGGACTATCGTCACACCACTTAAAGCATCTTAGTTCCCAACCAGACCTATAAGTGATCTTTGTGTAGTCTCCCCTGTACTTTGTTATGTTTTTAGGTTTAAATTTTCCACTATGCGCCATGATTTGCCTTATAAATAATACCGATGCACTTCTATTTATTAAGGTTTAAACATGCCACAACAACTTAAACAGGTCTATGAATTCCCCATTGACAATAAGGGAGAATATCCTGCAATCATTTCTTTCAGACCACGAGAAATTGCACCATTGGATATATCAAAGTTTGTTAGTAATTCTGCGGATATCGCAAAGACTGTTAGAGACGTTTCGGCAGATGTCGCAGAAGGGCAAGGTGAGAACAGTGCGGCGGATGTGGCGAATAATGTAGCAAGTGCCGCATTAGAAGCGGCACTAACCCTTCAACCAAGAGAACCAAACCTAAGTATCAAACGTATGGATCAGGGAAAATTGGGCGATTGGTCGATTCAGCTTAGAATGCCATCAGCACAAAACTTCAATGATACCATTGGATATCAAAATGCAGATCTAGGTGCCATTGGCGCAGGAATAGAAGCTGGAATATCGAATGGATCTGGCATGATTGCTTCCGCCGCAAGCTCAATGGGTAATGAAGCAAAGGGCTTTATTGATGGTCTTGTTGGTACTGCTGGTGGATCTGGTGGATCGTTAGCGGCACTAAAAGTTGCAAGTAAGTTAAACACGCAGGCCGCACAGGGCATATCATCTGCTACACGTGTTGCACTAAACCCCAACAGTCGTACACTGTTTCAAAGCGTTTCTTCTAGATCCCACTCATTCACTTTCAAGCTAGTGCCTAATAGTGCAGAGGAAGTAGAGCGTATCAAAGAAATCATTAAGAAATTTAGAGTGGCAATGTATCCAGATGAGATTGGTGTTGGTCAAATTGCAGTCGGATATAAGTTTCCAGATCCTTTTGACATTACCATGAAATATAAAGGTAAAAATGTATTTACTAAAATCTTGACTTCATACCTAACGAACTGTCAGGTCACTTATAACAGTGCAGGACAAGGTTTTTATGATGATGGTGGCTTTACTGATGCTCAGATTACTCTATCGTTTACAGAGATCCGTCCTCTCAATAAACAAGACATAGCACAGATGGGGAGATAGATAGATGTTTTTTAAGAATTTTCCAGATACGATATATAAGTTTGGTTCGAATGAGCCGTTTGTCAGGTTTCAAAACTTTGGTAAAACCGCAATTCTGTCAGAAGAATCGGTGGGCAATACTACGATATATGAAAAGTATGCAATTATGCAAGGCGAAAGACCCGACACTCTATCGTACAAACTCTATGGAACAACCCAATACTATTGGACTTTCTTCCTATGCAATAATTCTTTGAAAGAAAGTGGTTGGCCTTTAGGATCTAACGAGTTATATCACACAGCTTTGGAGAACTACCCCCATAGAGTTGTTACGACAACAACTAATATGGGTACGACTAACTTTAAAAAAGGACAGATCGTTACAGGTTCTCAGTCGGGTTCTACAGGGCCTGTTGTGGAAGTAAACCTTAATCTTGGTACTATTGTTATCAAAACAAATGATAACTTCAACGTAGGCGAGACCCTTACAGTTGGCACAGGCGGTGACATTCAGACATGTATCATCACTGGTGAAGGCACACAATATGATTCAGTTCATCACTATGAGAATGCTGATTTAGAGTATGTCGATATCAATCCTCATAATCCAGACTTGGGTGGCCTCACAGCCAAGACCCATATACAAAGACTGATTGACTTCAACGACAATCTGTCTAACATTATTGTTCTTAATCCTAAAATAGTTCAAAGAGTTGCCTCACAGTTTACTTCTAAGTTAAAGGAAACTTAAATGTCTGACACAACGGCAAGTCAATATCAATATCAAAAAGCGATTATTATAAAGGGCAATCAAGAGATTGATGTGTCTGGTGTTATTGGTGAACTGATACTTGTTGAGAATATAAAAAGCATTGGGATCTCTGGTAAGGTACTTATTGTTGACAACGCCAACTTGTTTGCTAGTTCGCAGTTCACTGGTACAGAGATACTTGAGATAGAAGTAATAAACCACATCCAAGGGAAGAACATTAAGAAACGTTTTATCATGTATGAAACAGCTTCTGTCACAGTAGTGAACGACACCACTATGACATATGTATTTTCTTTAATGACTGAGCATGTATTCAGAAGCCATCTTCAAGTGATTAGTAAAGCGTATGAGGGTACACCAGAACAGATCATTAAGAGAGTGCTTGATGGTGAGTTGGGTGTGGGTTTAGACACCACTCTGATGAACATAGATCCTGTTCAGAGATCTCTGTCCATTGTTACTCCATATATAACACCAGTCGTAACCCTAAATTGGGTGTTAAACGGTTTGACAACCAATAAAGGATTTCCATACTTCTTGTTTGGATCTATCAAGAGTGATGATGTCTTTATGACAAGTCTAGAAGATATTCTAGAAGCAGAACCACTGTTCAATAGACCATTTGTTAAATCGAGTGCTATTGCGGCAAGTGCCGATCCTAATAAAAACCTATTCACAGTAGAAGAGATTACATATAGTAGTAGGAATGATACTTTAGTCAATATCGCAAGTGGTTCGGTTGGTGCTAAATATGATGTGCTAGATACTGTATTCGGAAACAGAATTAGTAAGCCAGAATTTAAGATAACCGAAATGTTACCTGACACTAAACTTATCGATACGAAGTTTGAGGTTGGGGGTAAGAAAATTACCGAATATGAATCAAACTTCATCTTTGGCATTACAGCACCTTCAACGATTAGAATGGATGGGTATGGATATGACGAAGAAGTTGATAATCTAAAGTCTAAGATCAGACGAAAATCTGTTATCAGTGCAATGGGTAATAACACGGCTGTTATGACAGTCACTGGTACGCTGTTCATGCAACTTGATACCCCAACAGTCGGTGGTAAAATCAAATTGGAAGTTACTGCTATGGAAGGTGAAGAGACAATTCTTGATGATCAAAAGTCTGGTGAGTTTATCATATCATCCATACGACATACCTTCTTTGACGAGAAGCACACAGTAACACTAGGAGTTTCTAAATTATGAGTTTCACGCCCATTCAATCCAATTTCTACGGAGATGTTCATAGGTGGTTCATTGGTGTTGTAATCGATGTGCAAGATCCATTGAGAGTTGCTAGAGTTAGAGTTCGGATATTTGGAATTCATAACGAAGATGTTAATGAAGTTCCAGAAAGCTCACTGCCATGGGCGCAAGTTCTTATTCCAACCACTGAGGGTGGTATGTCTGGAATTGGTAGATCTGTGGGTTTACTTCCGGGTGCTCAGGTATTTGGTATGTTTATGGATGGAGAACAAAGTCAAGTACCAGTCATCATGGGATCGATGCCACGATTTGAAAAAGGAGATCCGATTGATCAGCATGTCAGTAGAAACTCTTCTACTGGTGCCACACCAATGGGTAACACTAACGTATCAAATAATACAATTGATACTAGGAGTGCAGTTGGTGGATCTAATTCGGAAAAATCGTTTAACTTCTTTGTAACTAATGGCTTTACACCAATACAGGCATCTGCTATAATAGGAAATCTTATTCAAGAATCCAACCTAGATCCGGGTGTTACATCTGGATTTACAGGAGAGGACTCTTTTGGTATTGCTCAGTGGAACCCAGCAGTTGGAAGACTACAGTTGTTAGAGGAATTCTCTGAAGAACGTGGATTGCAGATTGGCGAATTGGAAACTCAACTAGCATTTTTATTGTATGAGTTTTCCACAATAAGTCCGGGATACTATGGGTATGCCCAATTTAAAGAAATGACAAATATTACAACTGCAACAGAGTTCTTCTGCGACAAGTACGAAGCACCTAATGCAAAGTATGCACATAAGGCACAGCGTGTAGCACATGCTAAAGCAGTATTGGAGGCTTATAATGGCAATTAATATCAACAATCTTAATAGTCAACTATCTGGCATTTTAAAGAACAGTAATCTTGATGCGATACTTGAGAAAAAGTCGCAGATTGTAGGCGCAACATCTTGTAAACTAGAGACATCACTGACTAAGGTTGGTGAAGCGGTGTCGGGTATCCTTCCCCTTAGTGGTGGAGACAATCTCCTTGACAACGTGAATGCTTCGGATTCAATTGTAGAGATCACAGGCAAGGTTCCTGGATTATCGAAAGAACTCATTGGTGATATATCATCTACAACTAGCAATATCAGTAGTGCGATTGGGGAAACAATTGCCAACGGTGAATTGGATCTTATAATTAGTTCTGGCGCACCCGAAGCTATCTCAAGAGCACTTACGAATGTGACAGGCAAGACCGCAGAAGATATTAGTTCAGTGTTAAAATCCGTTGCTACACTAGATGGGCAAGAGGGTATTAGTAAAATAACAGCATCCATTTCGGGAGGGCTTGGCATTTCAACTGGTATTGCGGATGTTACTAAGGCATTTGAAGGTAGCTTCAAGGATCTTATGGGTAGTGTTGGTGGTGGTCTCCTAAGCAATTTGATTAGAAAAGCGGACAAAAGTTTTGATTTGATAACTCAAGGTCTACTAATCGGTACTGACATCGATATCGATATCATCGCAAGTCTGATTGAGAAGGGTGATAAAGCTAAAGCAATTGCTCTTATCTCTGCACAATCGACTATACCATTCGGAGAAATAGAACAAACGGTCAACAAGCTTGACCTATCACCAAGTGCTAACATAAGTAATGGTGCCAGTCCTGTTGTGGGGCAGAAGACAATCGAATGCTTTGAGATTGGATCGAACAATGATACATGGTCAGGTTCTAATACACCAATAACCTCTAGTCAGTTTTCTTACATTGACTCTCCCGAAGAGTTAGTTGCAGAGTTCAGAAACGCTAATAGGGAAATTACACAGTTTATTGCCCACTGGACAGGCACATACACTAACCAAGATATCGGTGCGGACGAAGTGCATTCTTGGCATTTGGATCGTGGGTGGTCCGGGTGCGGATACCACTACATTATACGCAGGGATGGAAGACTCCAGAGGGGAAGACCATTGGATAAACAGGGTGCGCACTCAGGCGCATATGGTCACAACAGACGTTCAATCGGCGTCTCTATGGCAGGGGGGTACAACTGCCCAAGTGGAACGCCACGACCCAATAAATACATTAGTGCACAAAGCTTGACACCTGCTCAGATGAACACATTTAAAATGTTTGCAAAGTCATTCTATGAGGCATGGCCTGATGGTCAGGCGTTAGGACACAATGACACATCAGATCAAGGTAAAGTGGATCCTGGGTTTGACGTACCAGAATATGTTAAAGCAACCTTTGGTAAAACAAATTTGATAACGGACGCTAAAGCATCGGGTCCACTTACAACAGCACAGATTAATGCGGGAATACCAGTATGACAACGGAAAGAGACGATCTAAAGGATAGAGAAGAACGCTTTGGCACAGGCTTTACGCAAACTCAGGGTATTTCATATGACGCATTTGGAGATCCTAGTAAGCAATTCCCAAGGAAAACATATGAAAATCAATCAAGTGTAAACGAGGCGATACGTTCTGGCAAGACCCATAGATTACGGTTGGGTGCTGATATCGAACTCCCACCAGTAACTTCAACGGTATATCCACATGCTGATGTTAAAGAAACAGTCAGTGGTCACATATTCGAGTTCAATGATACTCCAGGCGGTGAGCGTATTCTTATTAAGCACAACAGTGGTGCTGGTGTTGAATTGCTTCCAGACGGAACAGTAGTTGTTTTAGCAACAAGTAACAAGGTTGAAGTTACTCACGGCGACCAAAAGGTGATAGTAGAGGGTAATGGCACACTCACATATGAGGGCGACTTGAACTTGAATGTCAAGGGCGACTTCAATGTTAACTGCAACAGTTTTGACCTCACTGCTAAGAATGACAAAACAGAGACTATCCAAGGGCATTCCAGAACTAAGGTATTTGGTAACGAGGGTAAGACTGTGTCAGGCAACTCATCTAATACGGTTGTTGGTAGTACAGTAAATACCCACCTTGGAAATGTCACTACAGCTATTAAAGGCAACAACAAGCAAGCGACTGAAGGAAGCCATATCATTGCGGCTTCTGATAAGTTAGAGTTGACTGCCGCTACACGTATAATCCAATCATCACCTAAGATGAATTTGCAAGCAACAGAAATGTATGTTTGGGGTGACGGTGGTACTATCGGTGGTCTTGAGATGAGAATTCACGGCCAAGGTGCGCACTTCAGTGAAGGCGTAACAGCACCTGCATTTTGGGGAGATCTACAGGGTACGGCAGTTCGATCTATTACGGCAGACGTAACAAACTCTCAGAACTATTCGGATCCAGATACTGATCCAGGTTCAGCTGGTAACACAGGTTCGGCGGCAGGATATACGGCAGACGATACAGCACAGCCACCTGTATATACAGCACCATCTGGTATCCTAACATCTGTCCTTGAAAAATCAGAACTAGGTGTTAAGAAAGTTAAGGTTGATATTGATGACTTCCTAAAGACCACACTTCGTACACGTGTGCTTGAAGAAGTTGATGTTAGATCCAAGTTAAGAGATCCCATCAATCTCGCTAATCCAGATTTCACGGCGAAACAAGTTGGCGCTGGTAAGTTGAACCCAAGCTTTGCTTCTACATCACCACCCAATGGATTTGGTAGAATTAGAAACGCTGGTGGCAATTGCCAAAGAGGAACAGTAACTGTGGGTAATGCTCCCACATCACCTCAACAGGATCAAAGTAGTCCTAATTTAGGCAACACGGTTACGGTTGCAAAGGCTGAAGACACAGATGTTGTTACTACTACCACTTCTGGCAACACTACCACCACCACTAATACCACTACTACTGGTGGAGGATCTACTACTATTTCGGCACCCGAAGTGGAGTCAACACCACCACCATTTGCTCCATATGATCCAGCTTCAGCACCACCACCCCCATTTGCGGGCTTTGGAGATGCTGATCTAGACGATGACCTAGATGGTTGGGTTCCTACAAGAAGTTCTTCATCCGCCGCTAAGACTTTCCGTGTAAAACGAAAGAAGAAGGTGTTTAAAAACGCTATTGGTGGGCACGGCCCAATGGACAAAAAGACTCACATTGGTACAGGTACTAAACTGATTAAAAAGATACGCTTTGCTAGGTTCGTTAATGCCAACGATGGTGGTGCATTTAAACACCTGAGCTTGGCTGATAGAAAGGCAATTGGTCATAATTATATTGAACAAGCTACACTAACCGACTTCGTTAATGGCGTGGATGGTCAGTTTGCAAACCACAGACTTAGGGTTGTCGAAGGGTTCTATGCTAAGGAAATATATGGTAGAGAAGGTCCGAATGGATTGGAAGCTGAAGAACTTACTCCTGATGGCATACTGGATCTGAGAAGCAAAGGTAGGGCAGTTGTATATGAACTGCACGACTCCAAAGGTTCTGATCTTGACGCCACATATGAACTCGCATGCGCTCTAGCAGAAATTGGCAAATTCGATAAACTTACCCTAGACTATGACACCTTTGCTCCTGATGGATCTCTGAATGTTCAAATCATTATCGAACTTCCAAATTACGTGGGCGAAACGGCGACATATGATGGAGTTGTTGAAACCAAATACAATAACGCATTACAGGCATCAGATAGTTTAGTAGAAATCACACCACCATCCACAGGTGCTCAGTAAAACTGTTATAAATAAAAGCATAAGTTCAAGGATAATCAATGGCACGTGTACTATCAATAGAAGATAAAGATCCGAATGTGGAAAGTATTCTTACTTCTCGCACAAGATCGTATTCAGATATAGACTTGACTTTTGCTAAAAGACCATCAGGCGATATCTATAAAAAGAATGATTCGGCGGCGGTTAAACAAAGTGTTAAGAACATTGTTGCTACAGGAAGACTAGAAAAGCCTTTTGATCAGGACTTCGGTGCAGACCTTACGTCCCTGTTCTTCGAATTGGCTGATGAGTCTGTTGCTGAAGAAGCAAGAGAACAGATAGAAAGTTCGCTTTATATCTACGAACCACGTGCTGAAGTTCTTGACATTAATGTAAATCTGCAACCAGATAGAAATTCGCTTTCTGTTTCAATTACTTTTAAGGTAGTTAATACAGAAGAAACTGTTACACTCAATACATTCGTTACGAGGTTAAGATAATATGGCTACCACAATTAAATCAACAGAGCTTGACTTCGCTACGATCAAGAACAATCTAAAGACAAACTTCGAAAGACATGCAGAGTTTTCTGACTATAACTTTGAAGGATCTGGCTTGTCCAATATTCTGGACGTATTAGCCACTAATACTCATTACAATGCGCTTATTGCCAACTTTGCATTAAACGAATCATATTTGTCTACTGCACAACTTCGCAGTTCTTTGGTGTCTCTTGCAGAAGGTATTGGATACATCCCTAAGTCGAAGACTGCATCTAGAGGTACGGTAACACTAACGACAAACACTGGCGACTTATCAGGAAGACCTTCAACACTATCTCTACCAATTGGTACTAAGTTTACGACTACTGTTGATGATGTGACATACACATTTCAAACTAGAGAAACTGTTACTGCTACTGACAATGGATTTGGGTACTATGCATATAAGACCCCATCATCATCATCTTTAAATATTGATGTCCTTGAGGGTCATAGTCACACCAAAACTTTCTTTGTAGGACCAGACAGTGTGGATGATGTTTATGTCATTCCAGACAAGAGCATTGATATGGAAACTGCCATAGTAAAGGTATATGAATCATCAACTGATACTGCATTTGCAAACTATATCAATATCTCTAAAGCTTCTACGATCAATGAGAATACCAAACTCTATATTATGAAGGAAGCCCCTAATGGTTTCTACGAGATTACTTTTGGTGATGGCGTAACTCTTGGTAAAGCACCTGTTGCAGGTAATAAGATTGTAATCGAATACTTGCAAGTTAACGGATCTAAAGCTAACGGGGCTACGGCTTGGACTGCTAACAATAGAATATCTGTTCTTGGTACAAACTATGATGTAACACCAGTCACTGTAGTCAACTCTCTTGGTGGTGCAGAAGCAGAAACAATGGCTTCTATTCGTAAGAATGCTCCATTCCAATATGCCACACAGAACCGTATGGTTACGGCAGTCGATTACTCTACCCTTGTGTTGAGTAATTTCGGTACAATCATTAAAGACATTCAAGCCTTTGGTGGTGAAGATGCTCTTAAACCAGAATTTGGTACAGTGTTCTTATCAATCGTGTTTAACGCAGACGTAACAGCAGAAACTATTACAACAACAAAAAACTCTATTGTAGATCTAACTAAGCAACTTGCGGTTGTGGGATTTGATACGAAGTTTGAAGATCCAGTTACCACATTCGTTGAGACAGAGATCTTCTTCCAATTCAACCCTAAGCTTGGCGCATTGTCGTTGACAACCGTACAGGATAACGTACAGGTAGAAATTGATAGGTATTTTGCTGAAAATATCGGAAAGTTCAACCAATCATTCCGTAGATCAAATCTATTGAACGATGTTGATGAGGTTGACACGGCTGTTCTATCATCACGTGCTAACATCAAGTTGCAACGTAGATTTACTCCGACAACAAATACGCTACAGGATCACACACTGAGATACCCTGTTGGAATTGCAGAGGCTGATGATAAAGACATCATTGTCAAATCAACGCCATTTAACTTTAATGGTACGACATGTAATATACAAAATAAACTAGGATCCAATAAACTTCAAATCGTTGCATTAGGCAGTAAGATTGTGCAATCGGATAACATTGGTTCATACAATTCCGCAACAGGGATTGTTAGCATCGTTGGTCTTAACGTCAATTCTGTTATTGGCGGAAATCAATTCATCAAGGTAAGTATTGTTCCTGCCAATCAATCTGCCGTTAGTCCGCTAAGAAATGACATTCTTGAATATGACTCAGGCCCATCATTTGCTACAGGAGTTGTGGTATCTACCACATAATAAACACGCATGTCAAAAGATAAAACATTAAAAGATAATAATAGAAGGGAGCTTTCCCTACAGGATCACAATTCTGTAAAAGAAGTTCTACCCAGTTACTTTATAGAAGAGTATCCTAAACTAGTATCTTTCCTTGAAGCATACTACCAATTTGAAGACAGTGATGTCTCACCTTCTAAGTTAGTAAGTGATCTATTTGTTAGTAGAGATATCACTGCAACAGATCTGACTAACCTATCGTTTATCGAAGACGAGCTATTACTTGGGCAACAATATTTTGAGGGCTTCCAAAACAAACGTGCGGCGGCTAAGTATTCTAACACACTATATAGATCTAAGGGCACACTATACTCTATTGAACAGTTCTTTAGAACTTTCTTTGGTATTTCCCCTGACGTTGTTTACACTAAGGAAAATATCTTTAATGTTGGTGAAAGCACTTCAACTATTGGATCCGAATCGCTCAAGTATCTTATTGATGATAAACTATATCAGAAGTATGCACTGCTTGTCAAGGCTCCTATTCCTATTAGTGAGTGGAAAGAAGCATATAAACTATTTGTGCATCCTGCTGGCATGTATATCGGTGGTGAAGTACAAATCGTTTCTGAGAACATACAAGATCTCCTAGTTATGCCTACAGTGGACTTGGTTGCAAACACAGATCCAGTCGTTGAAGGTATTGCTACAGCAATCTTTGGTGCTCAACTTGAAGCAACAGGAATTGTTCCAACTGATACACGTGTGGATCTACTACGAAAACTACAAGATTATGAAAATATCACACTTGAACAGATTGATAGAAACTATGATACGATTGAAGAGTGGGCTGGGACACAGTCTCCAACGTTTGACGAGGATAGTGCTGGGGTTGACTTCAGAACGCCAAGAATGTCTACAGATTTAGACACATTTGATGAAGTTAATTTCCCTTGGTACGACAGTGACTCCGCATAAGCCTTATAAATAAAGATAACAGATTTAGAATAGAGATCAACCAATGGCAAGACAGAACATAGACAGAGGCACTAATGCTAATGACGGAACTGGCGATACTCTCAGAGTAGCTGGTCTTAAAATCAATCAGAACTTCGCAGAAGTTTATGAGATGCTTGGTGGCGACTCAGGTGAGTTGAGCGCAGGTATCACTATGACTGATCAGGGTATTGTCTTTGAAGGGACTAATGTCGATCAGCATGAGACAACTTTGTCGGCTGGCAATCCATCTGGTGATATTACGCTATCTCTTCCTACAGTCGGTACTGAATTGGTCTCCAATACTGCTACACAGACAATGACTAATAAGACGTTGACTACACCTATTATCACTACACCACAAATCAATGACTTGTCTTCAGACCATAAGTATATGGTTGTATCAAGTGAACTAACGGCTAATCGCAACATTACATTGCCTACACTTGGCACTAATGATACATTCGTATTTGAGGCGGCTACTCAGACATTGGCGGCTAAGACACTAACATCTCCTCTTATCAACACAGGTAAGATTGGCACTAGTATCAATGACACCAACGGTGCTGAGTTAATCAAAGTAACGGCTACTGCATCGGCAGTGAACCAAATCTTGGTCGCAAACTCCGCAACAGGAAACAGCCCCTCAATTTCGGCAGATGGAGATAACGCTAACGTATCTCTTATTCTAGCTTCTAAGGGTACTGGTGCAGTTAATATCAATAATAAAATTGTGCATCGTGAACACTTTTTAACAGGTGATGGCGCAGTAAACCTAACAATTCCTCTAACAATCTTCAATGCGTCTTCTGCACTTGCTATTACGATGGCAGATGGGACGATTACTGGCGAGACTAAATACTTTGTGAATAGGGGAACAGGTAATGCTACGGTAACGGTAACAAGCTTAGTCGGTACAGGTAACCCATCAACAGTAGCATTTGCGGCACATGAAGCTGGTTTCATGATGTGGGATGGTGCAAACTGGCACTTAGCCTCTAAAACAGTTGCTTCTTAAGGACATAGAAAATGACAGCTATTATTACAGACACACTCAAAAAGCAACTATTACTTGATATCATTACTGATATTGATAGTGCGGCAAATGACTATTACATTGGCGTAGGTCGTTCAGAGACATGGGACGGTACAGATACTGCACCCACACCTAAGAACTCTCAACGAGATACTCGTAACTTGGGACTTTCTTTGCAGTCTGTTAAAGCAGTTGCTGATAAGTCTTTGGTTGTTCCACGTACAGATTGGTCATCGGGTGCAACGTACTCAAGTTTTAATGACAATGTCGAAGGACATCCTGTCTCTGCATATAATGTCTTTACTGACGAGAACCACGTATACATTTGTTTACAAGCTGGTCGTAATGCCACTGGCAATGTGGTTAACTCTACGGTTAAGCCCACAGGCACATCCACAAACGCATTTAAAGCGGCAGATGGTTATGTCTGGAAATTCTTATTCTCTATCGGTGCTTTAACAGCATCTAAATTCCTCTCTGCTAACTTCCTTCCTGTTACCTTCATTACTGAAACAGATAGTGATAGCCCAGCATCTATTGTTGAGCAAAAGGGTATTCAAGATGCGGCAGTGGCAGGAGAAATCGTTGGTTATACAGTAACTGCTGGTGGGACAGGTTACACATCAACGCCGACTGCAACAATCGTGGGTAACGGTGGCACATTGGCTAAAGCTGATGTCACGGTATCTGGTGGTGCAGTATCTAAATTGGACGCACGTGATTCATCTGGAACACTTGTGTTTGGTGCGGGCTACACGTATGCAAGCATTACCTTATCAGGTGGTGGTGGCACAGGCGCATCTGTTAGGCCAATCTTTGGTCCTAAATTCGGTGTGGGCGCAGATCCAAGAGACGATCTAAGAACACGAGCAATCATGTTCAACACAAAACCAGAAGGTATTGAAGCGGGTGACTTCATTGTAGGAAACGATTTCCGTCAAGTTGCTCTAATCAAAAATCCTCTAACACATGCTGGTGCAAAGCTAACAGATAACACAGGCAATGCTCTTAATAGACTAAACCTATCTACAATCAGTACGACATTTAGTGCCGACAAAACCATCCTTGGTAGTACAAGTGGTGCTAAAGCTTATATCGACAAAGTGGACTCAGATAACCTCTACTATCATCAAAACGAGACAACAGGCTTCATTCAGTTTGAAGAAGCTGAATCTATCTCAGAGACAGATGGTTCTGGTTCTGGTGTTCTTGCATTAGCAAACGCTGATGGTGATACAAATGCATTTATCAATGGGGATTTAAACCCATTAAGTGGTGATGTTTTGTATATAGATAATAGAGCGGCTGTTACTAGATCGGCAGAACAAACTGAAGATATTAAAATCGTTATTCAACTTTAAATTGGTGTAAAAAAACATGACTAGAGACTTTACAAAAGACCTTTTTGCGTCAACATACAAAGACGACTTCGCTGATAGTGACAATTATCACAGGATTCTCTTTAACAATGGTCGTGCTCTACAAGCTCGTGAGTTGACTCAAATGCAAACTATTACCCAACGAGAGATTTCTCGAATGGGTAGAAACATCTTCAAAGAAGGTGCGGCAGTCAATCCGGGCGGAACAACTTGTAACAACGGATATGAGTTCATTAAGCTTGATGGAGAACTTCCAACCAATTCAATTGTTGGTGTACAGTTCACTTCAACAGGTAACTCTATCATCGTACAGGTTCATGAGGCAGTTGCACGAGTATCAGAATCTGAACCAGCTACAATCTACGTAAGATATGTAAGCACGTCAGGTGGAACTAGTGGATCTTCACCAGTACGTGTATCAGCAGGTGATACACTATCGGGTGGTGGCGAAACACTCACTGTTCAAGCAACAAACACTGTTGCTAACCCATGTGTTGGTCAAGGTACTAGAGTTTCTATTCACGCAGGCGACTTCTTTGCTAATGATAGATTTGTATTTGCGCCAGAACAGTCACTAATCGTCTCTAAGTATACATCGACAACAAATGCTATTATTGGTTTTAAAGTTACTCAAGATATTGTTACAGTATCAGACACTACAGCATTATATGATAACTCAGGTGCTACACCTAACGTGTCTGCCCCAGGTGCTGACAGATACCGTATTAGATTAACTATTACTGATCAGGCTAATGTTGCATCAGATGAGAACTTTATCTATATCTGTAAGATTACTGATGGTATAATTGTGGCGCAAGTCGAACCAACAGACAACTATAATACAATCGAAGATAGGATGGCTCTTCGTACTAAAGAAGAATCAGGCAACTACATTGCCAAGAGATTTACAGTAAGTTTTGACACCAATGAAACTGATGCTACTAAGCTAGACTTCGACATTACTCCGGGTGTTGCATATGTAGATGGTTATAGGGCAGTTATTAACTCTCCTCTATCAATTCCAGTTTCAAAACCTAGAACAACGATCACAGAAAACAATAACGTTGTTGCGGCGGCATACGGTCAGTATGTTATTTGTTCTGGAAACAAAGGTCTGCCAAACATTGACACATTTGCACTGGTAAACCTATACCCTAACACAGCAGGTACAGGAACTCTTATCGGTACAGCACGTGTAAGATCTGTTGAAGAAGATGGCGCAAACTTTAGAGTTTACCTGTTTGACATTAAGATCAATGCTAACAAGAACAAAAACAACATTAAGTCGCTTGGTACTGGTTCTACAGACTACATGACAGTAGTGCTTGAGAACTCCCTAGCGGCGTTTAAAGACGAAGCGGCTACAAGTCTATTATTTCCATTACCAGAAGATCGTCCAAAGGTTATTACAGACATCTCACTAACAACACAGCGTAAACGTAGTGCGGTTGTTTCTGGTCAGTCTGGTACACTTACATTAACCGCAACAGGAGAAACCTTTGCGGATACTAGTGCTTGGATTGCGGCACATGCAGACTCAGATGTCAACACAAACATTACATTCAGTGGTGCTGGTGGTACAGCTAGTACAATTGGTGGTAATATTCCAGATGGCACTTATGAGGTCTTAACATATGTTAATAAATCTGCTGGTACTATTAGAACCAAGAGCGTAACAGAAGTTACAGAGACTATTACTCCAGATGGATCTGGAAATCTAAACTTCACAAAAGCTGATATTAGTAGCATTGAGAGAATTACTCTTGCAGATTCAGATGGTGCGGATTTAACAACATCTTATGACTTGGATAATGGTCAACGTGACTTTGCTTATCTAAATGGTAGGATGGTTAAGAAAGCTGGAGTTACTCAATCGGCTGATGTGTTTGTGAGATATAAGCACTTCACACACGGCGCATCTGGCGATTTCTTTGCTGTTAACTCTTACACTGGACAGATTGATTATGGTGATATTCCATCATACACTCAATCAAACGGTGCAGAAGTTAATTTAAGAAATGTCCTAGATTTCCGTTCAACAGTTAACTCATCTGGCAACTTTGGTTCTGGTGCTCGTATTAACGAGATGCCTAAGAACACAAGCTTGATCACATGTGATGCAGAATACTACTTGGGTAAAAAAGTACGTGTTGTTATTGATAAGGAAAGTAATGTTACTGCAATTGAAGGCGAACCTAGTGTAAACCCAATGTTGCCACCAATTCCTACAAATGCTTTGGATATGTTCCACGTGAACATGAACCCATTCACAATCAATGACGCAGATGTAACATCCACTACTATTAGAGCCAAACGCTTTACTATGCGTGACATCGGTAAGATCGAAGAACGTATCGATAGACTAGAAGAATCTACAGCATTGAGCCTTCTTGAATTGGAAACCAATTCGTTTAATGTTCTAGACGCAACTGGAAACAACAGAACTAAATCAGGTTTCTTTGTAGATAACTTTGCTGATCAAGCAAGATCCTTCCAATCGACAGACTATAGAGCATCTATTGATCCAGAAGCTAAACTAATGCGCCCTTGGTTCTCAGAAGCAAACGTAAGAATGCTTTACGATAGTGATCTATCTACAGGCGTAATTCTTAAAGGTGATAGCGTTTACCTTAATCACACAAACCAAAGCTATATTGATCAACCACAAGCTACCGAATTCATGAACATTAACCCATTTGCGGTTATTATTGGTCAAGGGTTTATTGAGCTATCTCCTGCTTCAGATGAGTGGGTTGACGTTGACCGTAAACCAGATCGTGTTGAAGACGGTGGTACAAGACTACGTAACAACGGCACTGCAACACTGTGGAACAATTGGAGATGGAATTGGGTTGGTCGTGAGGATCAGCTAAACGTTGGAACACAGCTACAATCATCGACAGTGGGAAGAACCACATCAGTCGATAGAGTTGTTGCTTCAGAGACAGTTCGTGAGTTTGTTGAAGATCGTGTACTAGACGTTGCTTTCATCCCATTCATGAGATCTAAGAAAGTAAGCTTCCGTGGATTTGGTTTAAGACCAAATACTCAAGTGTATGCATTCTTTAATAACAAGCCAATTGCAGATTGGGTAAAGGCAGAATCGTTCACAAGATTTGCTAATACTGTTGAAGATTATGGTAACCAATATATTAATGCTGTTGAGCATCCAAATGGAAAGTCAACACTTACTACAGATGCAGAAGGTAGTATTGAAGGTTCGTTCTTCATTCCAAACGGTGCAACTAAATTTAGAACAGGTACTCGTGAATTCAAAATTCTAGACATTAGTGTTCCAGAAGAAGAGTTTGCAACATCTGTTGCGATGTCTCCATTCACATCGGCTGGTGTGTTGGAAACAAGACAAGCGACATTCACATCTACTCGTGTACTTACTATCGGCGGTTCAACGACTACTGTTCCAAGACCGAGACCAAATCGCCCTGTTACTCAATCACAAGCAACTACTAACCGTAATAATAACAGAAGATCTGATCCATTAGCTCAGACATTTATGGTCAATGAGACTGAAGGTCTGTTCGTAACTCGTATCGGTGTTAGGTTCCAATCAAAGGATACTACTGTTCCTGTTATTTGTCAAATTAGACCAACAGTTAATGGTGTACCATCGGCAGATGAAATTGTTCCTAACGGTGTAAAATCATTATCACCAAGTGCTATTAGTACAAGTGAAGATGGTACTGTGGTAACATACTTTGAGTTTGAAGAGCCTGTATACTTAAACGGTAATACAGAATACTCTATGGTATTACTAGCAGACACAACTGGATATCACGTATTCGTTGCGAAGGCAGGGGATCTTATCGTGGGATCTACAGAGAAACGTGTTACTAAACAGCCTACATTGGGTTCATTGTTTAAGTCTCAAAACGCAAGAACTTGGACAGCAGATCAAGAGAGAGACTTGACATTTACACTTGATCGTGCTAAGTTTGATACGACAGGTGATGTGGTTCTAGAGAATGCCAATGTACCAGTAGTTGCTTTAGGAGCAAATCCATTGGGAGTTACAAACTCATCAGGAACTGTTCAAGTATTGTCAATTGGTCATGGTCTATTAGTTAATGACAAGACAACAATTGCAGGCGCAGTAGCATTCGGTGGTATTGCGGCGGCTAACATCAATGGTCAAAGAACAGTGACTAAGGTAGATGGTTATGGATTTGAATTTACGGCAGGTGCATCAGATGTAGCGTCTTCTACTGTAGCAGGCGGTGGTTCTGCCGTGACTATGACGAGAAACGTTGAAATCGACACACTAATTCCTTACTTCGAAACGTTATCCCCACCATCAACCTTGATATCACACTCAGCTAAGTTTACATCAGGTAAGTCTTGGGCTGGAACTGAAACGGCGTACACTAAAGATACTGTTTATGCGCCCATCTCTAATAGAAACAACAATATCTTCTTAACAACTAGAACGATTGCTTCTTCAGAGAACTCGACGCTAAACATGAGTGGTGCTAAGTCTATTACACACAAGATCAATCTAAAGACTAACACTGATCTTGTATGTCCTGTAGTAGATCTACAACGTTCATCTGTAACTGGTATCAAGAACTTAGTGGATAGACAGGTTGCCAGTAGTGCGGCAAATAATGAAAACGTTCCACTCGTATACATTGCAGAAACCAACTCAACAGGTGGCTCAAGTCTATCTAAGCATATCACACAACCAGTTGCTTTAGAAGAAAGTGCAGTAGGAGTTAAGATCCTAATTAGCGCAAACAGACCTTCTGCGGCAGACTTTGATGTTTACTATAGAACAAACGCCTCAGATACGAATGCGGTTGGTAACCTATTAGACTCAGCTTGGGTGTTATCCACTAAAGAAACTGAAATACCTTCAGATGAAAACCCTAACGTGTTTAGAGAATATAGATACCTTGTAGGTGGAGATGGTGGCACTATGGAAGCATTCTCACAATTCCAACTTAAGATTGTGCTGAAATCTAGTAACACATCAACACCACCAGTCATCAAAGACCTAAGAATCATAGCGTTGAGTGTATAATGATTAAAGTAAGTGGGCATTCGGATTTGGTAAGAGACCCAAATTCGGGTGCTATAATCAATATAAATAGAGATGAGATCACAACAGCACGTGAACGTAAAAAGACACGAGCTACAAAAGACCGAGAAGATAAACAACTGAAAGCAGATGTAAGAAACCTACAGAATGAATTAGGCGATATCAAGCAACTGTTGGCTCAAATTGTAGAGAAAATTTAAATGGCTAGAACGCACGTAACACTCACGGATACTGTATCCGCTTTCAAAACAAAAGTCAACGATATCTCTTATGATGTCGGTGATATCACACTGATGTCCACTTCGGGGGCAGACAGTGACGTTGTACAAGCCATTAACAGTTTGGATAGTGACATTGGAGGAATTGCCAATCTCACAACAACAGACAAGTCTAGCATCAAATCGGCTATTAACGAGCTAGATGCAGAGATTGGTTCAGCTTCCCTAACAACCAGTGCGTCCACTATTAAGGGCGCAATCAACGAACACGAAGTCCAAATCAATAACCTTGACAGTGACGTAGGTACAAGAACTTCCTTGACTACAGATGCTGATCAGAACATTGTTGTTGCTATTAACGAAGTAGATGCTAATGCTAACACTGCACTAACAAAAGCGACTGCGGCAGAAACATCTCTAGGTACGATTTCAGTTGGTGTTATGGGTACGACAGCAAGCACAGTTGGTGCGGCTATTGGTGAGATCCATGGACAGGTAGATAGTGCGGCGACAGTTGTTGGTGATCTAGGTTCATTGGTGACAACAGCTAAAGGTAGTATTGTTGCGGCTATCAATGAAGTAAAAATTGATGGAACGGACTCTTCCGAAGTTGTAGATATCTTTAGTGCGGTTAACACTGGCACAGGATACGGTAC